AAACTCGGTTGTCTGAGCCATTCCTCGCATTCCAGCTTCAACATCTACCTCAACCAGAACAGTCTGTCCTGATGGAAGCTCGTATTCAAAATCAAATGTCATAATGTTTCTCCCTTATCGACAACATTGACGACATAGTTCATAGCATTTCCAAGGTGGTCAAAAATTTTATGATGTGTTTGTGTGCCTTCGTCCTCGTTCCATTGATTAACTGAGAAAAAAGAACCGCCATCACATATTTGAATAGTGATGTTAGTGTCAGCGTTGAAGACATACTCATCGTCCTCATTCTGCCAATTATCATTTTTGAAATGGCTGTATTGAAATAGATCTTTTATTGATGTCATAGTATTATCTCCGTAGTTGTTGACGACTTGTTGTGTACTTCTTGTGTACATTTATGAAGATTAACTCAGATAGATTTTGATGTCAACAATATCTTACCATTAAATATGGTACATGGTTCCCGGACAATGGTTGGTGGACAAGTAACTCCCGTTGCAGTCGTCACTATATACAGCTCATTTGAAAAAAAAGTTTTTAAAATAAAAATATGGGTGTAAAAAAGTGTAAAAGTGTAACCAGTACTTCAAAACAGTAGTTAAGTTACTGATATTAATAAATACTACCCGTTACAGTACCCGTTACAGTTCGTTACATAAACATACCTTTCGTTACACTTTTCTAACCGTTATTGAATTTCATATTTAACATAATGATGTTCTCTTTTGAAATTGATGGTATATATAGGCTTATGAAAAGACGTGTTGATACTAAAGCTGAAGAGATAGAAGAAGCCCACGGGCGGAAGCTAACCAATAGGCAAAAAGAGTTTGCTAAACATTATGTTGATGGCGTTAACTCCAACGCAGGTTGTGCTAAGTTAGCAGGTTATTCCAACAGAGATGGCAACGCTCGTATACAAGCTCACAAACTTTTAGATGCCAGCTTGTTTCCCCATGTAGCCGAATACATAAATGAATTAAAAGAAGATAGAGAAAAGCGTTATGGCGTTACTCTTATGGGGCAACTCAAAAGATTGAGGGACTTATCTATGAATGCGGAAGAGGCCGGTCAATTCTCTGCGGCAATCAATGCTGAGAAAACCAGAGCCGCACTAGGTGGTCTTACTACTGACAGGAGAGAAACAAATCACTATCACGCTATTGAAAATATGGATCGTCAAGAAATAGAAACTAGGCTCGAAGAAATAAGAAAGTCCCACCCACATGCTTTCGTGGAGGCAGAATATGAGGTCTTAAATGAGTCAGAAACCAGAGACACTTCTTTGGAACAGAATAAAATCAAAGATACCCCCGAATTGGAACACCACACGGATTGAAAACCGTTACGGTGGGGGCGTTCCAGACGTTCACATATGTGCGGAAGCTATTCCCTTCTGGGTTGAACTCAAAATAACTAAAACTAACGCCATAAATATATCCGCCCAACAAATCGCTTGGAATTACGCCTATTGTCGTTCGGGAGGTGTAAGTTTCTACTTAGTACACCCCCTCTTATCCCCGCACCTATATTTGTTTGACGGGCTCCATGGTCGGGAGTTAGTGAAGTCGGGACTTCGGGGCGTGGACCTTGGGTCGGGGTCGGGTGTCAAGCCCATCTGGTCGGGGGACAGTGAGTCGGGGATCTTGGTCGGGATGTTTGAGGCTGCCCGAAGTCGGGTCGGGGTCGGGTCGGGTCGGGACCATGAAACCGGGTCGGATCCCAGTTGGCCGGGGTCGGGTGTTTACGGTAGTTTTAAAAGGTAAAGCCCTGCCAGAATTTTCCAGGGGGATCTTCTGGCAGGGCCGGTGGCGGGGAACGGAGTCACCCCGCCGGGCGCGGCTAGGGCTCGAAGCCCTTTGGAGCGTCAACAACCGCCACGCCTATTCATATTCCATCTTTACCTTTAATTGATAAGAATAACTTAATACATTATCATAGCCCAAGTCTATGAGAGTTTCTTGGACAAGGTCGCTAAGATAATCCATATCTTTTTTGTCGAAGTCATCTAATAATAATTCTCTATTCATCTTAATAATCCCTCACTACAAAACCCGTTTTATCTTCCAATGCTTTTTTGCCCTTGGGCTCTAGTCCGACAATCACGGGTGACGGGTCCAAGTGTCTAAGGTCATGTTTTAACCCGTCAATGACCTTGTGACCCATGAAAGTATCAGGCATTCCGTTTCCAAAAACTACCGCCACGTTAAAACCAGCCTTTAAAACCTTCTCGGCTTCCGCCTTGTTGGTTTCCGATAGGCTAAAAGTTAGGTGATAGTTGCTAGGTCGTTTAGGATTCAATACCCGTTTCATGCTTTTGGTGTAATCTACGAATTGAACTTCAGGAAAATGGTCGGGTAAAGACTGTCCACCTTCCGTTTTTGTATACTCGAACGCTATATCTGTGGATCCGTTAGGGCGCACACATAGTTTGAGTTTATCCTTAACGGATTTTTTGACTAAGTCTCTAACGTGGTCCGTCATTTCCGACATAAAAGCTTTTCTATCGTTCATAAAATATTCGGCTTTACGTATTCGGCTTTCACGAACATTGTTCGTGCCGTTTTCTAGATCCTTAACAAATGAAGCTTGGCCGCTATACTTGCCAAGGCACAAAGACTTGCAACCCTCACTCGCATTCGGGCAAAGATTGCCAACCCCGCCTGTTGTATGTGGAGCCATGTAGTTAATGGCGTTTAGATAACCATACTTATTAGCCTTGATAGCCTTGGGACTATCAACAGAAAAGAAACGCTTGAATTGTTTTTTCATAATAATTTTCTCCATAAAGTTATTGACAGAATAAACATACCATAAATTACCAAAATATAGCAAGCTTTATTCGGGTCGGGTCGGGATAAAATAAAATTGAGCTGGCAGCCAAGTCGGGGCTCGAGGTCGGGTCGGGTCGGGACTAAACAAAAAACCCCAGTGTTTCACTGGAGCCTGTTAGGGTAGGGTTGGGCATGCTTCTTTAAATTTTCCACATACCCAACTAACGAAGCCTATCTCCGACTCATCCGAGTAAGCCTTTGTTTGTGGATATTGAATCCACTTCTATCATTGCAGGTTGGTCTGCAACTAGCAGATCACTACTCTGCTCGTTTGGTCAAAAAACTCTTATGAAATCTTTGTTCAGACTCTATGAAACCGCAACATTCACAAGAGGATTCAATATCGTAACACCAACTATGCCTTTCGTAATGTTCTGTGAAACAGTTGGGGCAAGACCGACAATTACCATGGTGGGTTTTTAAAAACAGTTTAGGTTCTTTCTGACTTTCCATTTTAATCGTTCCAGTTGATAAATTTTTTATATTCTTTCAACGTGCCTTTATCATCTGATTCCATAAACTCATCACCGAAGGCAAGTGACAGAGTAGCTTTTGCAACTAGCCTCAACATTTCATCAAATTTATTTGCAATACCTACATCGCCTAAGTATTCACCATCATCATTAAATTTTTGAACCAAAAATTTAGTGTATTTGTTAGTAATTCCTTCGGCTTTAATACCCTCATCATCAAGGTCAAAGAAGAATATCTGAATGTTTCCTTTTTGGTTGGTGTACGAGGGAGCAACATCATGGTGGTATGTTGAATTTTTAAAACCTAGTTTAACCAGCTCATCAATATCACAATTCATGTTGTAGCTGTCGTTTCCGTTAAACTTTACTTTTGATTGTTTCATTTAATTATCTCCGTTAATTGTTGACTTGTTTAATATCCCATGTATTATAATGTTAGTCAACAACTTATAGAAAGATAAATACCATGACTAAACAGGAAGCAGAAAAACTAGGCTGGAAGTTCTCACAGTGTGAGACCACAGTAGAAAAGGGGCATGAAATATATATGATGCCCAACAAGAAAATGGCTCTAGCAATGGTGGCTTACAGGGCTGGGAAGGTTCCTGAAACATGAAAAACCATGACCCAAACTATGGCGACAATACTAGTTGTGATTGTTGCGGTGACGTTTTTGATCTGCGAAACAGCAATTATTCAGAAGTACAAAACAACTATGTATGTGATCGTTGTACAGATAGATCACCCGAAGACCTTGCCGAAAAGCTTGGCGTGACAGTGTTCGCAATAGAGGAGGCAATTCAATGACGGACAAAGAAGTAGCAGACAAGCTTGTGGAAAACTTTTTAGATCAAGTTGGTTACAACTTCTCTGAAATGAAAGACGAATATGACACTACAGGGAATAAGTTTATAACACTAAAAACAGTTGATTTTCTAGACCTAGTAGATCAGATTGAGGAGGCAATTCAACAGTACTAGAAAAACAGAATACGAACAACTAAAGGGCTACCCTAGTCGGGTAGCCCTTTTTTTATGTTGACTGTTGGGATAGCATGGAATATTATCTTAATAGTCAACAATTAATAGGAGAAATTGACATGTCTAAAAATCCACTAGGTAAAAGCAGAAAAGTTGAAAATCCATATGCTACCTTTATGGCTGGTGAATTTGAAATAAGGATTTTAAAAACTTATAAACAGGCAAGAAATGAAACCAAGGACCCTTACGCCCGTTGGTATACTGTTGCTAGATCACCTATGACATACGGATCATGGGAATATGGTGATACCTATCGGAAGGAGGTGACGGATAATTTTCGTCTTACCTATGCTTCACCTGAATTTGCTGAAGCTTACCCTGACATAAAGTAAAAAATATTGTTCAAACTAAAGGGCTACCCTAGTCGGGTAGCCCTTTTTTATTGTCGGGTCGGGACTAGGGTAGCCCTTTTTTATTGTCGGGTCGGGATTAGGTCGGGTCGGGTCGGGACTCAATGATCTCTATCTGACAATAGGGGTCGCGCTTCCTTAGACGGGATCGTTTAGCATAAGCCATAAATTCTAGACTAAATCCACCATGACACGTTACTTGGTCATTCCTTGTTACCATTACATAGAACATTATTCATTACTCCTATTAGTTGTTGACTAATGGAAATATATGGGAACTTGGTTAATAATTAATTAATGAACTTTTTTTGTTTAGGGGGTTGTATACCACGTCATCCCATGCTATAACAGTCATGTTATATCGAAACGTCAACAACTTAGGAGTATAAGACAATGACTAAACTAACAAAAACAGAATCTGATTTATTAACTAAATTAGCTCTGACAGTAAAAAAGCAGAGAAAGTACGATAGTTTGTCTCGTGCTTTAAAAGCAGAAAGTGAGACTATTCTTTCCGATATTCAAAAGACTAAAAATATTGCCAAGGGTGACAGCCTAAAAAATAAAACTGTCGCAGTTTCTTTCACTAACAGAAAGGGTGGCGGTTATGAAATTCCGAAATGGTCTAAATTTGGTGTTGATAAAATAATAGTACTCTAACCAACATGGGAGGGACAATGTCCCTCCCACCTTTTAGAAAGTGAGAAAGTAATGACTAAAGATTTTAAAACATGGCTTAACGAATGCGACAAAATTGTAGAGAGCAAACTCGCTCTATCAATTCATGACTTGCCCGATGCCGAATGGGCTAGTTATTTTGAAGATGGCTTATCGCCATTGGATGGCATCCAATGTGCTTACGATGATTATTGGAGTTTAGACTTTCAATTCATGGGCATTAATGAAGACTTTGGGGTATTTCAATAATGACAAATTTCATAAAAGGTATTCTATTCACATTGCCTACATTGGTTCAATTAAATCAGTTTTGGCATTCAACGTCAGGTTCAATTGATCAACTATTCTTGCAAGGTTATCTAGGTTTTGCAATCCTATGTTTATGTGTAGTGGTGCAATGTTCAATCATCTTCAGTTTGAAGGGGAATAAGTAAATGAAAACACCACAAGTAAAACCATCTTGGAACACTGGCATAGCTATAGGAAATGGTGTAGTTGTTGAACCTAAAACTCAAACCACGTTTAAAGCTTTGCCAATAGGTGCAACTTTTCATTTTAGGGATACTGCATACCCATCATTCTTTCACGATTGTAAAAAAGTCTCTACAAGATGTTATGTCCCAATAGATCAATCAGACTTACCAAAAATGCAAGTGGGTACAATATCTGTTGGTGTAACACCTATCCTAAAAAACTCCAAATAAGGTTCCAAGGCCATCCCAAAGTTTAACGGGATGGCCGATGGATCCCGCCCCAATCGGGCGAGGCCGCTGGCACTCGGAGAGTGAGGTGAGAGTAGTGTTTTGAACATATAACAGTGGACATTTGTCATTGCACCGTTGTCGGTGTACAATTTACCATTTAAGGTGGAATTTATGGTAGTTCCAGGGTCCCTTGTCCAAGGGTATTTATTATCGAAGCCCTCGATGTTTTTCCCTTACAATTTTATTTATTTTTTATTTTCATTGGGTCCCATCTTGTGTGGACATTTTTTATTTTTTTTAATAATATGCTTTCATGTTAAATGCTTCAGATGAGGTGATGCGGGAGATTTTGGCTTTAGAGCAAGCCAAGAAGACTTTATCTATACGGGAGCTTGCTCAAGATAATTTCATGGTTTTTGTAAAGCATGTGTATGAGGGTTTTATTGAGGGCTCTCATCACAAGCAGGTAGCCAAGCAGTTTGAGCGGTTGGCGGTGAACCCTGGTTCACGGATCATTGTCAACATGCCTCCGAGGCATACCAAGTCAGAGTTTGCGAGTTATCTTTTACCTGCTTGGTTGATAGGCAAGAATCCAGAGTTAAAGATTATCCAGACAACGCATACCGCAGAACTGGCGGTTAGGTTTGGTCGTAAGGTAAGGAACCTTATGGAGCTGGAGATATACCGTGAGATATTTCCAGAGGTTGATTTACGTGCGGATTCGAAGGCTGCTGGTCGTTGGGAGACGGGTCAGGGTGGTGAGTACTTTGCTGCGGGTGTGGGTGGTGCGATCACTGGCCGTGGTGCGGATTTGCTGATCATTGACGATCCGCACTCGGAGCAGGATGCTCTATCGGAGACGGCCATGGAGAATGCGTATGAGTGGTATACGTCAGGTCCCCGTCAGCGGTTACAGCCTGGTGGTTCGATAGTTGTGGTTATGACGCGGTGGTCGTTGAAAGATTTGACGGGTAAGTTGATCCGCGCACAGGCGAACGA